CCAACTTGTGCGCCAATGGCACCACCAGTAGCGGCGCCCAAGGGACCGCCGAATGCAGCGCCGATGCCAGCCCCTAACAGGCCTTCAATACCACCAAAAACACCAGCAGCGGAAATCGTTCCAGCAGTTCCAGCAATTTGTCCAAGACCCAATCGCCTTCTTGCGGCAGGAGGCAATGCAGGACCAATTGGTTGAGCGTATTGGGTGCCAACAGCGCGAAACTGGCCTGTGCCACCAGCAATAAGTGCGCCAGTGCGTGGATCACGAGTACCTAGGATTTCACCGGCATAGGCCGCACGCTGCTCCATGATTTGGCGGCGGCGAGCATCACGCCTTGCCTGAGCATCAGCCTCTCGTTGCTGCTGCGCAATCCGCCCGGCATAGTCCGGCGGCATAACAGGACCAATTGGCGCCCCGTATTGAGTAGTGCCAGCAACACCTCGATAAGCACCGGTTAGCGGGTCACGGAGTAAACCCGTTGTTGTCCGCATTGCAGCGGCAGCTTGATTGGCAGCACTGGCAATATTTCTAAAGTTGGTAGCTACCGCTCGTTGATTATTTTGGAAACCATTTAACTTTGCATCCAAAGCATCAGCTTCTTGACGCGCAATGCGAAACTCATCAGATGTTGTATCTACGCTGTTGGCGATTTCACGCCAAGCAGATGCATAACCCTTGAGGTTATTGATGCTCTGAGCAGAACCAGCTTGAACCTTTTTGAGTTCCTGCGCTAATTCTTTGAAATTTACATTTGCTGCCGCAGTCTGCTGTCCAAGCGTCTTGAACGTGTTTTGCAGCTTGACGAGTTGATCGTCACCTTGCTGCCGAATGCGTACAAGCAGTTCAGTGACTTGGCTCATTTGCGGCTCGCATTCAAAACGGCAAGGGCAGCCATTTCCATCACCTGCACGCCTTCAAAGATGGCAACAGGATCCTTGACTGAATACAGCTTACAGAGCCATTCAAGACTCGGGTAGTTCAGTCCGGTCAAACCCGCCATGCTCGTGTGCCATTGCGTAGACATGCGGATAAACATCAGGACGATGTCCCAGTTTTCCTCCCACACCTCGCAATGCTCTGGCTTGCTTTCAGCCAACGCAGCAGCAATCTGCTCAGGACTTGCACCTAAAGCCTTCAGGTCAGCCTCACGCTCGTCAACTACGCCGCCCTTTGCCCAGTACTCGGCGGCGGCTTTTAGTTTTTTGCGGGCGCTCCAGTAACGCTGTCGGCATAAGCCTGAATCAACGCCTTCATGACATAGGGATCATCACAAAGTTCTTTCTTGGCTTTTTGAGTAAAGGGAATATCCTTGCCTTCCTCATCCTTGATGCCATCCCACCCTTCAAGGATCCCATCAACAAGAGCGTCATCACCCTTATCGACAAGATCATTGAAGGCTGAGCGGCTCATCTTCTTAAAGACTGCATCAAACGTTTGTTTTTCAAACTTGCCGCCATCAATCGGTGTTTCCACCGTCACAGGCCACTTGTAAGACGCAGTCTTCTTGAGGACGAAAGCCATAAAGAATCAGGTGAATACCAGAGACATCTCGTTGTTGCCAGCCGTCGTAGGCAGAGCCAGGTACGGCATCGACAAGGAGATTACTCCATTAGTATCACCATAGCTGCAACCGGTGATATCGGTTTGAGCAGCGTTCACCGTGACGATGTTGCCGGCAGTAGCGCCCAGCACGATGCTGGTGTTGCCGGTGGCGACAGCCACAGCCTTGGCAAAGAAGTCCGTGGTGCCAATTGCAGGAGCCTCGAGCACGCAGGTGCCACCAGGCGCACGGTTGGTGATCAGAACCTCTTTGTTGGAAGCGGTTTCCTTGTACAGCAACTCGTTGTTCAGAGCCAGGTCAATGGACTCGATGCGGCTGCTGGTGACGCCGTGGAAAGTGGCGGTGGTGACGTTGGTGTCGTTCACCTCGATGGCTGCAGCCTGGTTGGCAACGGTAAAGCTGCCGCTCAGAGCAGTGTTGTCAGGAGCGTTGTAGATCCCAATGAACTGGAAGCTGGCAACGGCAAACTGACCAGCGGTGAGGTTGAAGCTCACAGTCCCGCGAGCACCGGTGATTTTGTGCTGGGTGCCGTCGTAGAAGCAATAGATGGTGGCGGAGCTGAAGCTGCTGCTCACCGGGGCGTAGGTAACGCTGGTGCTTGCGCTAATGGTTTCAGACAAGCCGCAGGACTTCAGCAACGGACCGAACGCAGGGGCGGTGCCGGCGGTGCCAGAACCAGCCAACTCCACGTCAAAGGTCACGCTGACGCGCTTGTTGGCAACCAACGTGCCACGGGTGCTGTTGCCGAGGAAACCTTGATACGAAGCAGCCTGAACATTGTCAGACTCAATCGGGGTGATTTCCAGATTGGTTACTTGAACGGCATCACTTCCACCAACAGGCAGTGGATCAGTGCCATAAGTTGACTCAATCTTCGCGATCAGGAACTTCTTGCGAGTCAGTGCCATCGGTGATAGGAGCGGCGGGTTCTGTGATCAGTGTAAGTTTCCCAGTCTTGGGGTCAAACAAATAACTGCCGCCCACTCCGGGATTGGGAACTTCCTTTTCAATCTTAGCCATGGTCTTACGCGGTAGTAAGTGAAGTCCTACTCGTGCGATATCGCACAAGGAAGTCTTGGCTAATGATACCGAGAGGAACATCAGCTTCATACAGACTGAAATCTGTACGATCAGGTGTCAAGTCAAGCGCGTAACCGTTGACCGTTTGATCAGCCATCAACTTTTGATGCACCTGTTGGGTGTATGTGTCTGAATCATCGTCGGGCACAGCAGCACGAACCAAGGTCGTAACCCGCACCCGCATCGTCCAATCCAGCTTGTCGTAGAAGTTGGTATCGACCGGCTGATCGTTAATCGGCTCGACAATGACAGCGGGCACCTCGCCACGCGCCAAAGGCTCTACACGGCTTCTGTAAACCGTTGCACCGGTGATGCTGCTTAGATTGCTCGCGATCCGCGCCAGGATCAGCTCACGGCGTGTGTCAGCCATTAGGTGCAAGCCATCTTGCTATTCAGCGTATAGCCGTTGCCAATGGTGGTCACCGTGATGCGCATGTAACGCGCCATGATGCCGGTGTAATGATCACAAAACGTCCCAGTACCTTTAGTTTTGGCGTCTGAAAGGTCGTACCAGTTTGTGCCATCAAGGCTGCCTTGTTCTTTAAATGTGATGTTTCCGCCAGCAATGATGTGCTGGAAGGTAAACATAGAAGCTTGAACTTCAACGGCTGCTGAGCTGCCTGCAGTCGTCAATGTTTCAAACGTGTAGATGTTGTCGTCAAGATCGCCGCTAAGACCGTAAACGCGTGCCATCAGACCTTGCTCAACAACAACTCAGAAAAAAGACCGTCGTCCACTGGACGATTTTCGCGGACAGTGTAAGAAGCACCGCCAACAGTGATTGAAGTGCCACGGGAGGCAGTGCTTACATCAGAAGTCTTCGCGTAAAGCAAATACTCCCGACTCAAAGCCATGCCTCCCGCCAACACCTCCATGGGCGAATCCAGAATGCCAACAAAACTTGCACCGGCTCCGATCTGGCAGGTAACGCCAAACTCGTCAACGTTCAAGAATGCCAGCGTATCTGAAATCGCCATCAGGATCAGTTGCCGTACTTCTTGCTGTAAACCAGCGAGACGCCGTACACAAACACGGGGTTGGTGCCAGCTTGAGTACCGACAGCACGCACATAACGGCGCACGTCGTTGGCATTGAAGCTGATTTTCTCAAGGGCAGCAGCGGAATCGGTGACCTGGGTAAAGGTCTTACCGGTGATGTCTGCCCAAGCAGAGTTGTCAGCAGAATCCTGAAGCTTGACGTTCAGGGTGGGAGTGGTGCCACTGCCAGCTTCGCAATCCAGGATCACGATGGCTTCGCCTTCAGCATCGTTAGACCCTTGCAGGTCAAAACCGGTGCCGGTGGCAGTGGTGGTACGGGAATCGGCGCCAAGCAGACTGGCGACGTAGGTCTTAGACCCCAGGTTGTGGATCATTGGTCTTTCTCCGTTTGGGAGCGGGTTTGCTTTGAACAGATTCTGGCTGCTCTTCAGCCGTTACAACAACTTCCTGAGAAAGTGGAGCGGGAATGGCTTTCTGGATACCGATCAACAACAAGGCTGATCTTTTATCCGTTTCAACGAAATCACCAACTTTCACCTCTTTGAGGTCAACGATGGTGTTACGCAGCATCTGAATGCGCATTACCCGCTCCGAAATCATCAGGACAGCTTGCAGATGGACTCAGGATGACGGATAGCCACGTCATAGTCCTGCATGGCAACCACACGCACGGTGCCGGAGGCGGAACCGGTGTAGGGGTCAACCATGATGTCCAGACCGCTCCAGAAGCCGATCAGGATGTCGCTGAAGTTAGCGAACACCGCAGTGTTGTTCGGCATGGAGTTGGACACGTAGGCGGGGTAACCGTTGATGGTGTTGTCGCCTTCGTAGATGAAGTTGGCGGTGGTGCCGGAAGCAGACTTTTCAGTCGTCTTCAGGGTGCCACGCAGAGCCGAGTTCATCAGGTAACCCAGGGTGCCCAGCAGAGCGTTGTCGGTGCTCAGGGCAGCTTCAGCGTTCACGTAATCGGTGAAGGCGCTGTAGCCGGACTCGGTGTTGATGCCGGTCACGTTGAGGAAGCCCAGCGGGTAGGAACCGGTGCCGGTGCCGTTGATGGCTTGGTTTTCGACTTCGATGGCGATTTGCTGAGCCAGGTCACGACGAACGAGGTTCTCGATGTCGATGCTGGACTGCAGCAGCAGGCGACGGCTGTAATCGGTCAGAGCACCGATGGTCCGAGGCTGCATGGTCACCTGATCCACAGTGAGCTGGGATTCGGTGATGTTGCTGGACTCAGCAACGTGATACACGGTGGCGCCACCCGATTGACGAGGCAGAGCAACCATGCCTTGCAGGCCGGTCATCACGGTCGCGCCAGCGGTCTGCAGCACAAGAGCCTTGCGGAGCAGGTCGATGAAGCTGTCGCTCATCAGGTCGGTGGCAACCAGATCACCACCAGCGGAGGCGGAACCGACAGTCAGATCGCGGCGGCCATAACCCAGCACATCAGCGGGGATCAGGATGCCACGGGCTTCCTTGCCAGACTTCTGCTGAGCAGCACGGCTGACTTCCATTTCGAAAGCAGCAGCACGCTGAGCTTCTTGGCTGTTGG